GTGTTGCCCCGGCGAATCCCGGCGTCTCGATTTCTGAGTTGCCAAGCGCGATAGCCGATACGTTATTGACGTCGTTTGCGATAATGTTCCCCTTACCGTCAACATCGAGGTCAATCTCGGCTTCGATAGACGCCACATCGAGGTTCAATCGCCGGCTGGCAGGCTCGATATAGCAGGCGACAACGGATGACCACCGCCCGGCTATTTCCCTGAGCGCCTTGCCGACTACACGCCCTATGGGGATGCGCCCCGTCTGGTCATTGGTTACCCCATGCCCGTGAAAGAGTTGGAGTCCCGCCTCTATCTTTTCGTGTAGTTTATCGACGATGGCGCGATACCACTTCTTGACGATGTTGCCGTATCCGACAAGGTTCCCCTTCGCTTCGCCTTCATGCGCTACGACATAGGCCCGGAATAGGGGTGTCGGGTCGGTTTTCTTAATCTCTGAGATGGTCTCTTCGGGGATCATCCCGGCGATCTCTGAGGAGGCCATGTAGTGAAGGGCGACGCGGATTTTCATCTCCCCTCTCTCTTTTCTTGTATTCTCCATTCCTGAAATCGTTCCCATATATCGGGATGAATCGGTTTCATGGGGTTGTCGGCATTTTCCAGAGAGAAGGCAATCAGACCATCGGCATCGGGCAGGGGACACCAACCCGGGATTGGAGGTCTATCGGTTAAGGCTAGGGGGAAATCGAACGACCTGCTCGGCTCTGCCAGATGGCATCCGAGATAAATACGCGGATGTTTTGGATCGATCGTCGTGATATAGGTCGAATGCGGGCAGGCTTTACAATGTTCAATGATTACGACTTTATTCATTTCTTCACTCTCCTCTTGGGCGTAACCTTCTTTTCTGGCTTAGGTTGCGGGGTCTTAATCGCAGGCGCGGGTACGGGTTCAGACTTGATCATTCGCTTGTATCCCACGCTGTTCATCAAATGATCCAGTTCGGTCGTATTGAACTTGATTTTGGGGTCGACCTTGTTGGTCTCGCGCTTGTTGACACCGGGGAATTCTCTCTGGACAAACCGAACTCTTCCCGGCTTCATGGTCGTCGTCGTGATGACGTGCCGCTTGCCGTCATCTTCCGGCGTCCTTACCTTCGTGGTATTCGTAGTAAGCATCAATCCTCCTCGTCCGTCTTAATCATGGGATTAAAGAACGGATCGATATATTTCATTTCCTGGGCGTGTGCATACCTTGCCCTCATTGCCGCGATAGCCCCCGCTTCAGTATCCGAGCAAATCCTGCGCCCGGTTTCCTTGTTGCGAAAGCACCACTTCTCTTTCCCTTCGACCATCTCTTTTTTGATTTCGGTGTATGGCATATTACCTTCCTCGCCTCTTGGTTAGACCAATGGTGTGACCGCACTTAACGCATTTGGCGCACATGTTCCACCCGTGCTTCCGCATGTGGCAGGGGCAAGCTTTCTTATACATGGCCGACGTGCATTTCGGGCAGGGTGTAGAGATAATCTCTAGTCCCGCAACCCGCCTAGCCGTGGTTATCATCATCCTTTGGCCTTTTTCCAATACCGCCTACATTGGCCGGTTGATCGGTTATTCCTCTCGGCCTGAAATTGAATCTTCTTCCCGGGTCCATGATCATTTGCGACAAGTCTAAAATTCATGTCATGAACAAGATCACAGTCGCAACATCGAAATTGATAATGGCGTCGGACAGGTTGAACCCATTCGCCGGTCTTGGGTGAAAGATATCGCTTCATGCGCCCACGTTCACTTGGGCCTTCATATCCATCTCTTCCTTGAGCGCTTCCATCTCCTGCTTGGCCTGCTCGACGTCCTTCTCCTCCTGCTCAGCCCTAAGTTCGGCTTCCTTCTCCTGGTCAACGCCCGGTATCTGTCCCGCAACGTGTTCCTTGCTGATGATGTTCGCTGTAACGGCAGGGATGAGCACATTCTGGATATGGTCCCAATGTTCCTGCGTCACCTGCGGGATATCGACCTTGATGCGCGTCGGGTCAAGTTGCTTTTCCTTCGAGTATTGCGCGGCATACATCGCGTTCCACATCTGCATCGCCTTGGTCAAGAGCTCCTCATAGACGCCGATCCACGTTTGGCGCTCCCGCGTTGTCGATGCCATGATGAGTTCGCGGATGTTCTCCCCGGTCGATCTATTCTTGAGTAGGTCAAGGAGTCCAAGATAATGGATAGGGATGCCTGTTGCCCCGCTTATCATCTTCACGCAGAGCTCGATCTCCGCTATGAGCGTTTCGGCTCCCGTGATAGGCGCGGAGACAATACTGTACTCAGACGACGTGACAAGCGCCTTGCCGATCTTCCAGTTCGTCCTCTCGATATATGCCTCAACGGCCGTGCCCTCGGCGACGCTCAAGACCTTGAAGTATGGCGTTGGGGAGGCGAAAAGGTGGTCTATCTCTCGAAGGTCTCGGAGTGCCCTATCGAGCCTATCGATCTGTGTCAGACAGGCTGCAATCTTCGGCTGTGCCTCGTTCGGCATATTGATGCGCCCACCAAATTTGGCATAGACGAATTGTGCCTCATCATAACTCCCGGCAGAGGTTGTTCCCGTAGCCTTCCAACTGAGATTCTTATACCAAAGATAATCATTCGGGTCGGCTGTTACGACATACTTGCTGGATAACCATGACTTGAAGCGTGCCGATACCATCCCCGGCCATTCACCATAGGGTTCCTCATCTAGCCAAAGTTTAATGGCAATTTTGCCCTCGATCTCGGCTTCCTTGGCCATCTCCTGATCGAGTTCGCCATCGAGGTCATTGAAGGACATGAAGTCCTCGGCGAATTGGAGTTCGCGTTCGGCCTCGGCTCGCGTCTCTGTCGTGTGCGTCACTTTGAGTCCTTCGCCCAAGATAAACGCGCTCCGCAAGTCGATAATGCTCCGCGTCTGGAGCACCCCCCATTCGGCCCGCCCGCAATACTTCTCGCTTATGGCAGAAACAGCATCCTCATAGACCTGGTAATCATTGCCGACATAGGCATGGGTCGTCTCTTGTAGCGTAAGGATATCCTTGACCAGAAGCTCCTGTGTTTCCTTGTATTTGATGACCTGTTTGCCCAGTTCGGCAGTCTTATCCCGGAGTTCACGAACTTCGGCCTGAAGGATCTTGCTTTTGTTGAATATGCTCATTCCTTTTTACTCCGGGTAGACACTTCGTTTGATGCCGCTGATATACACGGCCCCAGCCGCCCTCATGTGCGTCATGATGGCGTAACGGATCGCGTCCATAGCGTGATCATCGAATTTGACGGGTTCAGGGAGCGTGTTGCCATTTTTATCCTCGCGCCATTTGTACTTTCCGGCCTCGCGGATGATATTCGTTGAACCTTGGACGATGTGTATCTTTTGGGACTTGAGGTATCCAATACCAGCGCGGACACTGTCCGGCCCCTTGTCGCACGCCTTGACATTGAAGGCGAACTGCACTATCTCGTCGATGCTCTTGGGTTCAGCAGCATCGGCATATATCTGTTCATACTTGCCAACGCCAATATCCCGCATCTCAGAGGCTATGGCCTGGTTGGTCAATCCGGTTTGGTAAATAGCCTCCTCAAGCCAGAATTCGTCAGCCCTGCGATAGACTTTGATTAGGGCCGATGGGTTAACCGAATAGCCGAAATCGAGGCCATAAAAGAATTCGTCATATCGTTGCGGCGCGGACTGGACGTCCCAGTTGTAAATCCGACCCTTCGGCATAGCCCATAACCCAAGACCATAGATCGAGTACATCGTCTCGTCTTGGGCCTTGAGCTCTTTAAGGCGGAGTGCATACCGTGCCCTGACCTCAGCTATCGGGTTATCTGCAATCGTCGAATTATGGACAAGAGCGTCCGGGTTCACGTGGTCAAAGAACATCTCTTTGAGCCACGGTGCCTGAGCCTCGTCCGGATTAAAACTCAGGATAATTTGATGATATGCTGGGCCGGGTTCGCGCAGTCGAAGGTCAAGTTGGAGGAAATCGTTCTTAGTAAAGTTGGTTGTTTCCTCAAGCCATTCGCCCGTTAAGCCTTTGATCGATTTGATCTTCTCGGGATCATCTAAGCCATCGAATAAAACTTCATTTAGCCTTCCATCGGGTCCGATCCATGAGATGACTCGGCTGGTCTTATTAAGATCATAGGCAACCTCAGTCTCGCGCAAGAGACAACGGAAAACCTCAAGGACTGATTCCTGAACCCGCGAGCGTACCTTTCGAAGAATCAGGAAGCGATGTCCGCCTTCTTTCTGACAACGATAGAATATCTTCCGGGCGGCGAATTCCGTCTTACCCGAGCCTGCCCCACCACAAAGGACAAGATATCGATGTCTATCTTCTAGAAGTGGCCAGAATGATGGGGAAACAACAAGTTCGGCGTTCTCTTTCATTTAGCGCCATTGCCGTTTCCATTCCCGCCATCGCCATCGTTTGCATGGATGACCTTAATGATGAGTGCCTGGGGCTTGCCGGAAGGGGCGGACGCGTTGCCGAGGTTCACGTCAGCCGGGAGCATCTTCGTGATCCACTGATAGAAGGCGGCCGTGTTGTGATTTGATGCTTGGGCCCATTCAAGGAGTGCCTGCTCACCGCCCAAGCGCTCGAACACGTTGAGGAACGCGACCTTCAGGGTCGTAAATTTGCAGACGACCCCCTTCGGTTTACCCTTTGGATTTCCGCTCTGACCTTTCTTGAATGGCATGTTGATTATTGTTGATATTTTCAGCCGAATCGACGATGGCCACGATGACCTCTTCGTCGGCCCGATGTAGTCGCTGTAGTGCATCCATCACTTCGTCCGTCGGCAGGAAGCGGAGCCGTATCTCGCCTTCCTTGTCGCCGCTCACGAGGCTCTTGACGCTGATGGATTTTATTAACGCAGGGAACGCTGTTCTCATGCTTTATTTGTGGGCGACCTCGATTTAAGGTTAACGGTGGTTAACCTTAAAATGGACAAAAACACCTACACTTAGCGATAAGTGATAATGATGATTATTTTAATTAGCGCGTTCGCTATGAAAGGTTCCGGGTCTTCGCTTTAATAACAACCTGAGCCATTAGGGAATATTTAATAATTTCGGGTTCTCATAGATGTTGCCGACGACCTCAGCATGACCATCCGGACCGTCTTCCCATGAATATTCACCGCAGCCGCCGAACGGTACAAAGGCCCCGTCCTCGAAAACAACAGCAAGTGGACCATTTCTGTCGTCCCACCTCATTATCCCATCCTGCATCTGGACGATGTCCCCCTCATAAATCTCTTTGCCGTTCTTGTCCC